AAAAGGATCCAGGAAGTTATCAATGAAAGAGATGAGGCCCAAGCAAAAACGCTTTCGCAAAAGCATGACACCTGAGCAGAAAGCAGCTGCTGCAGAACGTCTTAAACTAGCTCGCGAGGCTAAGGCAGCCAAGGCTAAGCCAAAGTATAATCATATTCATGATTCAGTACTAGCGCTAGAGCCTGAACATACATTCTCACGTGAAAATGTTACTAAGTGGATTAAGCATAATAAAGAGATTCTTCGTTCAGCTAGAGCAGCAGTGCGAGGAAAGACAAAAGGTGCTGAAGCTGAGGTCGCTAAGATTGAAGGCTACATTAAAAACATGGAAACTTATCTCCGTATAGGAGTATGGATTGATGATTTCTATGGTATAGAACAGCAGAGTCGTACGAAATGGTGTTGCTCAGTACTGGCTTATCACTATCAAGGTCCATTTAAAGGTATGGTAAAGCGTTCAGTAGGCGTTTACTATCCTGATCTTGGTTGTGAATGGACTCAAGAAATGCATAAAGACTATTACGGGGATACAAGTACGACTCGCAGTTCTACAGCTACTGGTAAAAAACGACGTGCTACAAGACGACCTAAATAATCATGTACAGCCCTAGCCCTTGGAGCTAACATGAAAGATAATGTTGTAATTTTCCCTAAAGCCAAAAAAGATGGCACTCCTCCTCAATCCTTAGAAGAGATACAGAATCATATAGGTAAGAACCGTATTAAGTATCTGCAAGCGATTGCAGGTGAGATCTCTATTGATGTCTTTATGAAATTAGAACAAGTTGGTGTTGATTATCAAGGTGATGAAAATATTAAGAAAGATTTCACCTTAATTAACGAAGCAATTAAATCTGCGTTAGGTCGTACTCTTAACGTACAGCATCCATTGCAAGAATTTGCAGAGCATTCTATAGATACAACTAACAGTGAAATTGATTACATGTTAGGTGAACTAGAAGAGATGGATGAATAACAGTTGCCTTTTATCTAATTAGTGGTTATAATAATCATAATATAGATTAGATAAGGAACTTTATTATGATCATAATGGATCTAAACCAGGTCATGATCGCGAATCTGATGGCTCAGATTGGCAATCATACTAATATGCAACTCGAAGAAGACCTGCTTCGACATATGATTCTCAATTCAATTCGTACTATTAGAAGCAAGTTCCATAGTGAATATGGTGAACTTGTGATTGCTTGTGACGATAAGAAATACTGGAGACGCGATGTGTTTCCATATTATAAGGCTCATCGTAAGAAAGCACGAGAGGCTTCTGAACTCGATTGGAACGCTATCTTTAGCTGCCTGAATAAGGTTCGCGAAGAGCTCAAAGAATTCTTTCCATATAAGACTATTCAAGTAGATGGCGCAGAGGCTGATGATATTATTGGTACTCTATGTCACGAGTATGGATTAGAGTTAAAACCATCAGAATACGAGAAGATTCTCATTCTATCTGGTGATAAAGACTTCGTACAGCTTCAAGTATATGCTAATGTAGAGCAATATGATCCTATTCGAAAGAAATGGATTAAGCATTCGAACCCGAAAGCATATCTCAAAGAGCACATTGCACGTGGTGATAGAGGTGATGGTGTACCTAATATGCTATCAAAAGATGATTGTCTTATTGTAGGACGTCAAAAGCCTTTGCGTCGTAAGTTCTTAGATACAATGTTAGAGTCTGATACTCCTGAACTATCTGAAGAACTCTTACGTAACTATAAGCGTAATCAGCAGCTAGTAGATCTTACATTTACTCCTGATACTATACGTGAATCAGTACTAGACAAGTACCTAAATATAGAGGTAAACAAGCGTGATAAGTTGTTCGGTTACTTTGTCAATCATAAACTGAAAAACCTCATGGAAAATATAGGTGACTTCTAAATGCAAAAAGGTATTTTTGAAATCTTTGCTGAAAATGCAAAGTTGAGAGGGGCTGATAAAGCAGCACACCTCAAAGCGAATGAAAACTATGCTCTGAAGACTATTCTACAGGGCTGCTACCATCCGAACGTTAAGTTTCTCTTACCTGACACACCTCCTCCTTACTCAGAGTCTGATCCAATTGGTATCGAAACGAGAATCTATTCTCAGATACGTAAGTTTGATCTCTTTATTGAAGGTGGACGTAATGTCAATCAGACAAAACGAGAGATGATCTTTATTGAAACTCTAGAATCTATCCATCCAGAAGATGCTAAGATTCTAATTAATATGGTCGCTAAAAAAGATCCATATAAAGGTATGACAGAGAAGATTGTCAGAGAGGCTTTCCCATCATTACTCCCAGAACCAGCACCTACTAAAAAAAGTTAGTTTTTTAACAAAAAAACAGTTGCCTTTTATCTAAATCGTTCCTATAATAAGGTATGATAAAAGGAGATATATTATGACAATTTTTTTAGATATGGACGGAGTTCTCGCTGACTTCTTTGGTGGGTTAGAAAAGAGATACAATGTTAAGCATTGGAAAGCGCTTAATGAAGCAACGATTCTAGGCTTAAAGAATACAGATTTCTTTGATAGCTTAGATCCATTTCCATCTAGCGCTGCATTAGTAGCAGAAGTTATTAGTCACTCAAAAGGTGATTGGGGTATTTGCTCATCACCTCTAAGAGATGACTTCGCTAACTCGACCTTCTGGAAGAGGAAGTGGTTAACTAGAATGCAATGGTTGCCTGAGATAGAGAAGTTAATCTTTACATCTCGCAAGCATAGGTATGCTGTTAACAAGCTAGATGGTAAACCTAACATCTTAATTGATGATAAACCTTCTAATATTAAGGACTGGAATGAAGCAGGTGGTATAGGTATTCTATATCAAGCTAATAAAGATAGTCTACAATATGTTAGTAATGCATTAGAAGATGCGGTAAGGAGGGCTAAATAGTCTTATGCCAACGTATACTCTGTATGATCAAACGGCTGATGAATACTGGGACGATGTAATGTCGTATGATGACTTACAGACCCTCCTTGCTGACAACCCCCACATAAAGCATATCTTAAAAGCACCTGCATTTATCTCGAATGCGGGCAATTTACGTGTGGACAATGGATTTAAAGAAATGCAATCTAGGATAGCGCAAGCGCATCCAAATTCAGCACTAGCAGACAGAGTTGGCGGCAGGTCTACAAAAGAAATTAAGACCAAGCAGGCATACGAAAGGTATAAAAAACGTTCAACTCAAACATAGAAGGTGCGCATGAGCAAACTCTCCCGACGTCAGAGAAGACAATTAGTACAGCAAGGTATTCTAGATGAACAAAGGAGACTAACAGACAAGTTTAATTTACCTAAAGTCGAACCACTAACAAAAACACAATGGCGTGTATTTAAAGACTTTAGGCAAGATAACCATTTAGTATTATATGGTTATGCAGGTACAGGTAAAACTTATATGTCATTGTACCTAGCGCTAGCAGATGTATTAGATGGAATGTATGACAGAGTAGTCATTATACGCTCTGCAGTATCATCACGAGATATGGGTTTCTTACCTGGTAATCAACGAGAGAAAATGAGAGCCTATGAAGAACCATATAGACAAATAGCTAATAAGTTATTTAATCGTGGAGATGCTTATGAAATTTTAAAGACGAAGAATATTATAGAGTTTATGTCATCGTCTTTTGTGAGAGGTATTACCTTAGATAATGCCATCGTTATTATTGATGAGTTCCAGAATATGAACGGTCATGAATTACACTCATTAATAACACGCTTAGGAGATAATTCACGTCTCATTCTAAGTGGAGATATTAGGCAGTCTGACTTGCAAGGAGAGCAATCAGGATTTAAAGAAACAATGAACATCTTTAAACGCATGCCAAAAGTAAGTTTGATTAATTTTACCATAGATGATATAGTAAGATCAGGCTTCGTTAAAGATTATATTATTGCAAGAGAAGCATTGAAAGATGAAAGAATTCCAGCACATTCCGCTGATAGTGGAATTAGAACAGCTGAATCGCATTACTACAGAGACGGGTCGAGTATACGAGACACCGACGGGCGAAAGTTATCCATCAGTCACGACGGTATTATCGCATCTTAACGCCAAATCTATAGCACAATGGCGTAGAAGAGTAGGAAACGACGAAGCAAATAAAGTTTCTGCTCAAGCCTCTCGTAGAGGTACTAAAGTGCATAAGATGTGCGAAGATTATTTAAATAACGAATGGCATGAAGATAAGATCGTGCCATTCGATACCTACCTTTTTAAACAAATCAAAGACATTTTAGATCAGCATGTAGAAAATATCTACGGCTTAGAAGTACCTCTGTTCTCACATTACCTACGGTGTGCAGGTACAGTA